GTTAATCGAAACAGGTAGTTGGTTAATGGCTTGAGTACATATTCCAATGACCCTGCCGTTCCACCGCCAGACTTCTTTCCAACACCGCCAGGAATAATCTCTGCATCAATTTCAGTACCAACAGATGTGACTGATGGGTTGATAACCATAGCAACTTGACTGGGATTGCTGATAGCGTAATTGCGATTTCGGTTGATGGGTGTGAATGCTGTACCACCAGTGGTAGATGTGCCTTCATAGATGTACAACTCTGCGTCCCCAAGACATAAACCCTCAACTGTTAGATGTGGATATACACCAGATGGGGAAGCCAGCACAATGTCTATGCTTGCAAGTGCTGCCAATGGTGCTGAATCTGGCGCAATCTTGTATGCATAAAAAGCCCTGCCATCGTGATTGCGCTGATGGTTGACATCAACCATGATCACAGGCGCATCAGCGCCAGAGATTATTTGCTCTCCAGCGTTGTTCTTATGAGTCAGCGTTGTGAGAATTGCTTTTGTATTCTCTGACTCTCGCTGAACAATGATTGGCATTTACTTCTTCTTGACTGATTGTCGAGCTTCGCTCATTGCAATGGCAACAGCTTGATCTCGGCTTTTGACCTTTTGACCACTGGAAGATTTAAGACTGCCAGAGGAATATTCCTTCATAACCTTCTGCACTTTGGATTGCATCTTGGCTTTGTTGTCTGTCGCCACAATCAGGCTCCTAATTTAGTTTTTGTTCCATCTTGCTCTGCCAAGCCAAGTTCAGATCCAGACAGCAATGAGCGCAGCCCACCACCCCGTCTAGCCTTGAGTGCCGCTTGTGCCTTTTGCGCCATCTCAGTTTGCTGTTGATTCATTACAGCTTCTTGCTTGGCAAGAACTTTGTTTTGAGTAGCAATCTGCTCTTGTTGCGCTTGTTTGGCTTGTTCCATTACTTCTGGATCACCACCATAAAAAATTGCATCACCCACTTTTTTGACTAAGTTACCAACTCCAGACATAGTTAACTCCTTGACATCATAAAAAAATCAGATCCGTCAGCGCCATACTTTTTCATTAAGCCCTCAATCTCAAAACCAAGGGCAAGTCCCCAGCGCACCGCTCTCAAGTCAGCGCATCTTACTGTGATCTGCAAACGATGCAAGTTTCTTGATATCACAATGTAATCAGCGTAGATTTGGGCGGCACGGGTCATGGTTTTCCCATATGTTCTAAGCCTTTCCTCGCAGTTGAGCCACATTTCTGCGACCCCATCCCAGACATCAATAGCACCAAAAATGGCAACAGGCTTGCTTTGTAATATCGCAGTGATAGCATGGCCTTGGTTGGCTTGAGCCTCTATCAACTCAGCCAGCGGTCTGTTTCTGGGTAAAGTTTCCTTGATGGATGGATCTATTTGCAGAGTCATGGCATGACCTGCATTGAAGGGAATCCAATTTAGCGGTGAGTTTTTGGGTAAAAGCTCAAAAATATCAAGCGAAGACATCGAAATCTGCGGCTGTGACGGAGGACGCAATAAAGACTTTGCCATTGGCAGACTGGGAACCTCTGGTCAACTGGCGATATTCACCGCCACCAGTCATCAAATAGCCAAAAGCGTCACCAACGTGGGAATGTTCGTTCTTGTTTGGCGTATCTCGGAACCTTTCATGCCCAGCACCAACTGCAATTCGCTTGAAATGGTAGCCACCAGACAAGGATTTTCGCAAAAGCTTACAGGATTTGTTGACCAGCAAGCCTGGTTTGCCTGAAACCATGCGATTCATGGGAGCGGCTGCGGCTTCCCTGCGAGCTTTGAAGTCATTGGTGGCGGTTGGCTCGGCTCTGAGTCCCAGTGAGCGCAAGTATTCAAAAGCAGTTGTCTCATAAATGGCATCTCGTTGCATACCAGCAGGATCACCCCAGATCCGAATTTCGTATTTCGGGAATCTGGTCTGCAATTCAGCCATTAGGGTTTGCCCGAATCTCTCCAACCCCATGTCAAAAGTCACGATTTCATGCAAAACACGCCACTGACCATTGGGCATACGCTGTCCAAACACTGCTGCTGGGGTCAAGCCAAAGTCCAGTCCGACCTGAATCGGGTGATTGGGGTCTGGTTCCAATTCGGTAGCCATGATGTTGTCGTCATACTCAGGCCAGACAGACTTACCGTCTTGCACAAAGGTGTATTTGCCCTCGGCATAACAGCGAATCCAGTCTAGGGTTTTCCCTGCCAACTGCTGGAGATAGTAGCCTGGCGGTAGATTTTTGATATTTTCAGCCATTGGATTGATCTTCCACCATTTGGCTGAGGCAAAGATATGGTCATTGGCTTCTGGGTTTTCGGGCAAGTTATCTGATGGGACTTCGATTACCCCGCCTGGTTGTTTGAAGAACTTCCATGCGTACTTTCCTGTGATGGGTTCTTTTTCGGCAAGTCTGTGCAGTCCATCGATGACAGCTTTTGGGAGTTCTTTGGCTTCGTTAACCCAAGCGCCTGTGAGTTCAAGCGAAAGCAATTTACGGACATCTTTAGGCTGGTCAAGAGCCAGAAAAATAACTTCACAGTCAATCCCTGCCGCATCACCTCTGGGTGGAAGCTTGATGTGGTGAGTGATAGGTGGGGTATGTAGGATCGGGCCATAGACGTTCTCAGGAAAAAGATCGCCCCAAGTTTTGAGCGTGGTGGTCTTGAGTTCAGGGTAGCTGTTACGCACAATGACAAAGCGGCTGTACCTGATGCCGTCCACAGGGGATGGTTTTTGTTGCACTGCACGGATCATTATTTTGGCGGCACAGACATAGGACTTACCAGATCCGACTGGCCCCATGAGTCCAGTGACAAACGACTTGTCTTGCAGGAACTTGAAAGCAATTGGAGAAGCTCTCAAGTCAATATTGATACCAGTGATTTGATCAGACATCTTGTACGTCAGGTGATTGGATGGTCACGCCAATGACGGAAGGCTTTTGTCCATCGTCAGGAGTGTCGAGTAAACCAGATGCTTTTGCCAGTATTCGCAGTACTTGAACCTTGTCAAACAATTCAATCTCAATGGTGGCATTGCCTTCTTTGTCAACCTTCTGGCTGATCTTCTTGATGGATTGCAGTGCGTGTTCAGGAATTCTGCTGCTGGCTTTGACTTGAATATTGCCTTGATCATCCCATTCCATGATGTCAGTGATCTTGGTGTTTGCCATGGTGAGCAGGCTATAAGCCACAGCTTCACGATTGGCAACAATGGTCTGCGATCGCTCAATGCGCTGGACAACATTACGGACACCACCCCATCCACGCACGGAGGGGTAAGTGCCGTTTGATTTCTTCTCAACCTTATCGGTCATCAATAGCAGTTGGTGTTGCAGTTATTGCCGTAACAACAGGTTGTGCAAGTGACATACCGACCATTTGCGTAGTAAGTATGGGTCACACAAGAAGCCCATGTCGTCAATGTAGTGGCGGCAATCCAGATGCCAATCAAAGCTTTTTTCATGTCAGTCTCCTCAGATTAAAAAGGCAAATCGTCATCCATGCCTAGTTCATTTTTGCGATGTTGTACAAAAGCGGGTTTCTGTGGTGAGAAGCTATTACCAGTTTTTGTTTCAACAGGAGCGCCTAGTTTCAGACTGAACCAGACGTTGCCATCAGGATTGACATTGCGCCATGCTGATAGCCAGTACTGTTGACCAGATTGGTCTGTCCACTTTCCTGTGAGATCAGGGTGTGAATCTTTTTCTTTCTTGGGATTTTTACGCAAGTTCCCACTTGCTTTGGCAGCTTCCATCTGTTTATCTCCTTTTTGAAGTGCAATTAAATGCTATCACAATGTAAGCGTTGCACACAACAAATATTTGTGGCATAGTTCATCTGCCTGTTCTTGCCAGGTTAAAGTCTTTTAGAAGTGGTATAGCCATTGGTTTTCCAATGGGCAAGACTATGCCACCCCTAAAGGACTTTTTTTATGCCTATATCCAAGCAAAGACTGGCTCAAGCAATGAAAGACTGGAAGCCTGAATTAGCGCAAACGCTTGCCCAAGAGAAGATAGCCAAGAAAGGCTTGACCAACAAGCGTAAGGTAGCTGTAGCAAAAGCTAAGGGCAAACACCAAGCAAATAAAGTCTTGAGATCGCTTGACAAGGGATTTAAGTTCTAGGACACTATGGCTGTGGGGTATCCGTACCGCTACCCGACGCAACCCAAGAGGGCTACTCCTCAAAGGTTATGACCGACTCTAGGTGCTGATCTTGTGGGCCAGTAATGGCAGCAGGAACATACTTGTGGACTCAATGTCTTCCAGGTATGGGGTGATTCTCAGCAAACAGGCGAAACCCTGACCGAACTTGGCAGCATACCCACACACAGTAGCATCAGCATTAATTTTTTCTAACCCGCTGTATATATCGGGTAGCCGCTCCGCGCAAAAATAAAACTACATAGCCAATAATAGGTTGTTGATCAGCATAAATACATCTAAAAACAACCGACTCCATCCAGCACCTTTGTCTATCAGCAATTAGCTACCAGGCTAAATCTTAGAAAAAATTTGAGTGAGGCACCCCTACGGTAAGGTGGGGGCGGGTAGGGGGCAAGGGTCGATCTTGAGCTAGAAGTATTACAGACACTTGTAAGCATACCTACCGCCAGCCAGCGCAAAACTGTAGTAGTACCCGCTTAACATAACGCTCGTTGTATAAAGTCAGATCCTAGATGATGCTGCTTAGGTTAACATTTTAGATAGTACTGCTTCGATATCAGCCACTGTCGCTGCTGGCCCTGCCTGCTGCTGGGCTGCTTCGAATATCTCAGCACCTACTGCCTTTCTCATTCTCTCAATTGTCATTTCATCTATACTCTGTTGACTATCTGTCAATTCCAGATTACTAACCCTGTGGTCAGTTACTTTCACCTGCTTACGTTTTCCCATGGTTTCCCCTTTTGCTGCTGTAGGTTGTTGATTTTCCTGCATAAATGGCGCTGATTCACCTGTGATTCCTATGATGTCTTGCAGGGTTAGATCTGCTTTATAGATCACCTGCCTTGTATGCGCTCGTTCACCTTTAAAACCGTAATAGATCACTTTGACATACCCTGCCTTAATCAAAGCCCTGGTATGCACTGCTGCTCTGTTTAGGCTGATTTTGAAATGATCTGCTATTCGTTGCAGCCCTACCCATGTCAGCCCTGCCCTGTTACTGTAAGCGCAGAGCATCAATAAAACCCTTAACTGCATTTCAGTGATTGATCTGTCAGTGATTGCCCTGAATGGAACCACTGCGAAATGTCGCAGATCAGGGGCTTTCTCTTTTTGCCTGATCCTAGGCTTTTTGGGTAAGGTTATCGGTACTGGCTGCATGGCCCGCATTGTAAGCAGGCATAAAAAAGCCCCATTTAAGGGGCTGTAAGGGTTTATCTGCTGTCAGTGTCTATCTGCGCCATGGTTAGCCAGTCGCTGGGTTGCTCTGATTTTCCTGACTGCTGCGCTGACTGTAGACTGCCTGCATCCTGCCTGCTCTGCTGCCTGCTGCTGGGTTATCTTATGCATGAAAAACAACCATGCCCCTTTATATGCCCTGCTGTTTTCCCTTAACCGTGCCAGTGCCGCCAGTGCATGAAATTGATCGAATGTCATTCTCAGCCCCTTAGATTGTGCAACAACCACAGCATGGCGCATCTATGCACCTGCCTGCTTTGTTCCGATAGTATTCCCTGCCACCGATATTCAGCACATTAGACACATACCTATCGGTTGACTGAAACACTAAACGGTTTTCATCTTCGTCAGTTATGTATGCTTTTCTCGTTTCAGTGTCATAAATTATTTCATCGCCTGGCCTGATTGGGTAACCCGTGCGTGAATCAATACCTGCGTATTTTGCAATCATACGTTTTTGCATATCAATACCCCATAGATATAAAAATGATTAAAAACACAGCAGCCACAATGCAGGCCACTAAAACGGGTTTGTCTGTTGAATCAATCATGCTGCCACCTGCTTTAATTGAATGACCTTATGCATTTTTTTACCGTGCGCTGGGTATGCGATAACCTTAACCTTTTTATCCCAGCAGGCACGGCAACCACTGCACTGCCCTGCATTCTCATATGCCCTGCACAATGTCGCACCTTTAGGCAGGCTGTCACTGTCAGCCACGATAACCGACCCATGCAGGCCCTTAGTAAACTGCCCGTCTATGCTGTCGCTGCTGAAACGTACTGAAACGTTTTTCAGCTCTGCCATGGCAGTCAATACCTGCCTGTATTTCGGGAATTTATGCATACGGGTCGGTAGCCAGTGCTTTACCCATGGGGTGCGCTGCATAACTTCTAAGATCTTTTCAGCCAGTGGCAGGGTATACATATCACCACTGTCAAACCACCTGAAAAACGTATCCTTTGCCAGTGCTTGAACCATATCATCAGCCCAGTCTATGCGCTGCCAGTCGATCCGATTAAATTCCCGAGGGGCTTTGACATTGGGAAAACGATAATTGCCTGTTGTTGCATAACAGCCCTTACAGGCATCTACTAAAACCCCTGGGCTTTCTATGCTGCCTGGGCAGGTATCTAATGCCTGTAATGACCAAGATCTAATACCGTCTAACTTAGACGTTATGCTGATTTTCACTGCTGCTGCTGTTTTAGTGTGTTTCATTCTGATATCTCCGCTATTACTAGGGCTGCTTTTTTGCACAATTCCACCTGCTGCTCTGTTAAGCCCTGCGTTAACTGTAGGGCTATCTGCGTGGCCTGCTGGGCTTTGCTGTCGCTGGGCGCAGTAATGGCTAGGGCTAGGGCATTCACTAGCATGGCCTGCTGGGTTTCTAGGTAATTCATGCTGCCACCTGCCATTTAATTTGTTCACCTGATACCTGAATTTCATAACCCAGCTGCATAATTTGATCTAGGGTTTTTTCTTTCAGGGTTTTAGTGCCTGCTATTGCAGCAAACAGCAGTGCCTGCTGGCAAACAGGGTAAACAACCCAGCTACCATAATTTTTATCTAGTCTTACAGTGATTTTTTGCATTCTCAATTCCCCTTAATAGGTGGTTTGTTGATCAACAGGGGCCTATCTGCTTACCTGTTGCACGAAATTTAACGCACCTGCATGCTGTATGTAATAGGGACAAACCCTAGTATTTGAATTTATTTATTGACAGTGGCTGAAAATGCAACAGCCAGCACCTGCATGCCTGCTGATCTGCCCTGATCTGCTGCCCCTGCTGGCAGGTTTTCCCATGGCATACCCGTTGATTGATACCTTTGTTTTCAGCATCGAAAATTCAGGTACTACAGGCTGATTTTCTGGGTTTGCATACAGTAACCCATGCCACCTACAGCCAGCGAAAAATTGAAATTGGGGGAAAACCAAACACCACTGGTATGGGGCGCATGGAAAATTTTCATCCAGAATCGCTGGAATTTTTCCCTGCATTTGCCTTCTGCGCCAGCATGATTTTCACCAAGTCTTGCTTAATTCCTCTGAAAATATCATATGGATCAGCATCTAGCTCCTTTGCCAAACCCCATGCGTAATCTTTCCAGCCTGGCGTATTGGCTAACCTGACCAACCGAGCCAGCGTTTCATCGTGGAGTTGTTTTTTCATTCTCTTGGAACCACGCCAGCCAATAAGCAATTGAGATCAATCCACCAATGGTGATGGCAGCGCCAATAAATAAACATAGGATGGTTGCAATCATGTGTTCTCCTTGGCAAAGCCGTTCTTTTGCTTGAGTTTGGCTTCAATGCTCTTTGCAAATGATGTGACCATAGTCATGGTGCTTCTGTCGGGTTTTGTGGCTTCTTCCCACAAATTCCTAATTTCTTCTCCCTCTAGCCCTACCCATGTGCGCTGTGCTGGTGCTTGCATAGAGTATTGGCATACACACCCTTGCAATATGCTTGAGTGACCACCCTCTACCTTTCCGCAGTTTGGACAAGTTTTCATGTTTGTTTTCTTTGCTTTATATGCGGTACAAGTAAGAACAGTTAGT